CAGGAAAGCCACGGGGTCATGCTGGAAGGTACCGAGGTGGAGACAGACTTCGATGCTCCCCCGATGTGGCCCGGTGGTCTCATTCCGGTCTTCGGACAGGATTGGTTCCGTGGCTACTGTGAGGAGTACCAAGGCGACCTCTACACTTCGGAGAACCTTGCCAGCGCCCTCAATGACGGAGCGAGCGCAGCGGCCCTCAGCCTCATGTTCGTCAATCCGGGAAGCACCAGCATCAAGCAGGTCCGCGAGGCACGCAACTTGGCAGTCCTTGCTGGACGCGCCGAGGATGTCTCGATGTTCCGCACGGACAAGCAGGGTGACTTCAACTTCGTGACCCAGCGTGAAGAGGTGGTGGCAAGACGCCTCGGGCAAGCCTTCCTGATGACCTCCTCCATCCAGCGCTCAGGCGAACGGGTGACCGCCGAGGAGTGGCAGCAGATGGGGCAGGAGATCGATAAGGCCATGGGTGGTCTCTACACCTCAACGGCTCAAGGCAACCAGCGCATCATCATCATTCGTGCCATCAAGCTGCACGAGGAGGAAAGCAAGTCGCTGCCCAAGGTGCCTACCGATGTGGTCAACATCGAGGTGGTCACCGGCATTGATGCACTCGGCCAGACCACAGAGGCCCAGCAGCTCAAGGACCTCGCTACGGCAGGCCAGCAGGCATTCCCCCAGCAGTGGGAGAAGAACGCAGATGCCAACAACTATCTCACCCGCATGGCAGCAGCTATCGGCCTCAAGCCGGATGGGCTCATCAAGAAGTCCCAGCAGGTTGCCCAAGAAGACGAGCAGGCTCAGCAGCAGGCGATGCAACAAGAGATGCTGAGCAAGGGCACCGGCCCCGCAATCACCGGGCTATCCCAGATGGCTACCCAAGGTGGGGGCGAAGGGGGTGGCCTAGACCCAGCCGCATTGCAACAGGCGATGCAGCAATTCCAACCCCAGCAGCAGTAACCACACCAGCCTCTAGGAGAGAGCACCATGACCACCGAGAACAGCAGCGCCACGCCTCCGTCCAACGAGCCAGCCACCACGGTGGTCTCGTATAACCCGGATGGGACCCACACTGTCACTCAGGAGGCGACTGGGGCCGATACGATATCCCTGTCCGCCGAAGACATCGCGGCCATTCAGGCAGGCGAGACGGACATCAGCGACAAGGGAGACCAAGATGCCGACCATGACGCTGGGGAGCCGGACGCCGACGAAAGCACAGAGGGCGAGAAGGAAGAAGCAGATGCTGAAATGGCAGACGCGGAACCCCTCCCGGACTTCGAGGAGCTAACCGACGAGGTCGCCAGCCAGTATGAGGGCCGCTACACCACCACGGATGACACCGGGGAGCAGGTGCTCAAGCTCGAAGCCTTCAACGCTGAGTTCGCCATCGAGCGCCCTCAGGAAGACGGCACGGTCAAGCGGGACCTCAATCCGGGTACCCGCAAGTGGCTCAAGAAGCAGTTCGGCGCTACGGATGCTCTCATCGATCAGCACCTTGCAGGCGTGGTGTTGCAGGAGAAGGCCATCGCCGATGACTTCCACAGCCAGTTCGGCGCGGACCCTGTGGACGGCAAGGCCAACTACGAGAAGATGTTCAACTGGGCCAAGAAGGAAGGCTTCACGCCTGCCCAGAAGGACCGCTTCAACGCTGCCATGCAGAAGGGTGGCGATGATGCCCGCGAGCAGCTGGAACTCCTGAAGACCCGCTTCATCACCAAGAACGGCCCCGATGCCCTCGGCAAGCCCACCGAGGAGCAGAAGAAGGCCCAGCTGGGTCTCCGCAGGGAAGGGCGTAGTGCCTCCCCTCGCCGCTCGGCCACAGCGGGCAAGACGGCCCCTATCATCTCGGCCTACGCCAATGCCGAAGAACACCGTGTCGCGCAGAAGGAAGCCCTCAGCCTGCGCGGTGCTGAACGTGAACAAGCCCTCACGGATGTGCGCAAGCGCCTTGAGGCCTCCCAGTTCTGGCGTCGTGGCTAAGCCCACCCGTTAGATAAACCCAAGACAGAAGGATATCCACTTTGTCAGCTAATACCGATGCAGTCTCCCGCCTTGGCCAGCGTAATGGCGCTGGTGACCCACGTGCCCTCTTCCTCGTGGAGTTCGGCAACATGGTCATCACCACGTATGACGAGGCGAACGACTACGACGACCTGCGCTTCAAGAAGACCATCACGCAGGGCAAGTCGGACCTGTTCTCGATCATCGGGCGCAAGCGTGATGCAGCCGAGCATACCCCCGGCGAGGAAATCCTCGGTGGCCAGATCCCGCACAATGACATCTCCATCGACGTGGACAACATGGTCTACGATGCTGTGTTCATTGCCGAGTTCGATGAGCTGCTGAATCACATCTCGGTCCGCGAGCCCTACGCCCACCAGATCGGCCAGTCCCTCGGCTCGCTTCAGGCCAAGCGTATCGCCATCATGCACATCCTGGCATCGCGCAAATATTGGTCCGGTGGTGCCGCTTCCGGCGTGCCTCAGGGCCAGCCTGCCCCGACCTACTTCTGGGATGCCAACATGAAGACCTCCGCGTCTGCGCTGGAAACAGCCATGTGGTCCTCGAAGCAGTTCATCTTGGAGAACGACATGTCTGGCCAGAAGGTCAACGTGCGCCTCCCGCACCAGCAGGTCCTCCTCCTCGCTCGCCAGTTCGGTCTCTCCACAGGCGACATTGCGCGTCCTGAAGCAGGCTCGGGTAACCGCGTCTCCGGTGAGCTGGGCCAGATGGTTGGCATGAAGGTATCGGGCACGAACCACATCCCGAAGACCAACCTTACAGGCGTGGGGCCCACCAAGTATCAGGGCGACTTCTCCACCACGGTGGGCCACATCGGCAACTCCATGGCAGTCGGTTCGCTGGAACGCAAGTCCATGCAGATCACCGTCAAGGACCAACCGGAACGCCTCGGCACGCTCATCATCGGCTCTCAGCTGAATGGTCATGGCACGTTGCGTCCCGAGTGCTCCATCGAGCTGGCTACGGCCATCCGCACGTAAGCACCGCGGAATTGCATGGAGGCCTCCCAGCAATGGGGGGTCTCTTTTAGTGGATGCTGGTGGTGGGTCTCTCCCCTGCCTGTTCCCCTGTCCTCCCTCCGGGGTAGAACACCCAGCATCCTCCAAAGGAGATATCTCTATGGCAAGCACCTCGACACCGACCACACCGCAGACCCTTCTTGAGGCAGTCAATGACCTCCTCGAAGCTGTCCGCATTTCCCCCATCATGTCCCTCAATGCAGCGGACCTTAACGATGACGCAGCGGGAGCCAAGCAGGCCCTCGATGGCAGCGTCCGGGAAGTCCTGCTGAGGGGCTGGGTGTTCAACACCGATGTGGACTACGTCTTGGACCCAGAGCCGGGGACAGGGAACATCAACCTTCCCCAGAACACCCTGAAGTTCTCCGTGGAGCGCAGCGATGGAAACCGCTATGTCCTTCGTGGCCAGCGGCTCTATGACCCCATCAAGCACACCTATGCGTTCGAGGGCAGCGTCACCGGGAACCTCACAGTGTCTCTCCCGTTCGAGGAGCTGCCTGAGGCCTTCAAGCGGTATTGCACCGGGCTGGCCGCTAGACGGTGGTGCCTCCCGCGCCTCCCGAGCGGGGCAACCTTCCAGTACACCGACGACATGGTGAAGAGCGCCTTGGCCCTTGCGGAAACGCAGGAGGCCGAGATGGCAGACGTGACCCTCAAGGATACCTCCCCGCATTTCGCACAGTTCGCGAGGGGACGCAGGAGATATAGCTGATGGCTGATAAAAGCCCCTTTGGCATCCAGATCGTAGCCAATCTGGTACAAGGCGTAAGCCAGCAGGCAGCGCAGAACCGCAGGGACGCCCAGTGTGAGACGCAGTTCGATTGCGTCAACTCGGTGCTCGAAGGTGCAGCTGCTCGCCCCCATGGTGATTTCATCAAGCTCTACACCGGCAAGAGCTGGGACAAGGGCCTCTTCTCCGAGACCTCCCACGGGAACGATGAGAACTACCTGTGCATCGTGGGCAACACGGGAGCCCCCGCTGCTATAGACCTAGCTGATGGCACCGAGTGCACCGTGACGGTTACCGCCCCGGACACGAGCTACCTGTCTACCGGCTCATCGGATACCAATGACAAGCTCAGGGCTCAGGTGGTGGAGGATACTACCTTCATCAGCAACCGCGATGTCATCCCCGCCATGCTTGCCACGACGTCTCCCGTGAAGGTAAACGAGGTGCTGGCCTTCGTGCGTGCTACGGCATATGGGGCTACCTACTCGATTGGTCTCTCTGGGACCGGGGGAGGGACAGCCAGCTACACCACGAGCACCACGGCGGTAGCCGCCACGTCTCTCATCGCTTCCTCTCTGCTCTCGGCCATCAACGCCCTCGGGGGCTACACGGCCTCCCAGTCTGGCAGCTCTATCCGCATCGCCCGCAATGACGGAGCCGCCTTCACGGTGGTCTCGGCGGATGGCAACGGGGACGACTACCTGCTGGTCTACAACGGCATGGCAGCGAGCGAGGCCAAGTTGCCAGCCCGTGGCTTCACCGGGATGATCCTTGGTGTGCAGGGCGAGAAGCGGACACTGGATGACGACTTCTTTGTCAAGTTCGTGGGGGACAACTCTACGGGGCGCTGGCAGGAATGCGTAGCACCCGGCATGAAGACCACCGTCGATCCGGCCAAGATGCCCCACACTCTGGTCTGCACCAACTACCGGACCTTCGAGTTCCGTAGGCCAGCGTGGTCCACCCGCATCGCAGGCGATGAGGACTCCGCGAAGGACCCCAACTTCATCGGCAAGCCTATCCGGGACATGATCTACCACCAGCGCCGACTGGGGCTCATCACGGCGAGCGGCGTGGACTTCTCCAAGTCTCGCTTCCCGTTCACCTACTTCCCGGACACCGTGCAGACCGTTCTGGCAGACGCCCCGATCAGCTTCACGATGTCCTCAGGGGACAAGCGTGGTGCATCCGTGCTGGACTTCGCATCGTTCGCTCAGGAGAACCTATTCTTCTGGGCCCAGCGTGTACAGTTCCGGGTGGCCTCGGGCAATGCGGCCTTCAAGCAGGACACCGTGGAGAGTAGCCCTTCGATGAGCTACCAGTACAGTCCGGGGGTCTACCCGCTCCCCACGCAGGCCTTCGTGTTCCTGCTGGCGGACAATGGGACCTACTCCAGCATCCAAGCGCTCCAGTTCGTCCAGACCAAGCTCTCCGGCAACGTGGACATCACGAGCCACGTGGGGCAATACATCATGGCAGGGGCGAATAACTTCGTCTCGCATGACACGCTGCGATACATCATGGTTAGCTCCGAGAATGAGCCCGGTGTCATCTACCTGATGAACTACACCTTCGATGGCTCACAGGGCTTCATCCAGACAGGCATCAACAAGTGGCGTATCCCCGGTGGCAAGATACTATGGATGGGCTTCAGGGATAACACCTTGAGGGTCCTCCAGCAGCGTCCCGAGGGCGTGGCATACCTGAAGTTCGACTTGACCCCTCAGCGGGTCGATGTGGACCCAGCGGCTCGCTATCTCACCCGGCTGGACAACAGGCTCAACGAGACGCAGGTTACGATGAGCTTCGACTCGGTGACCCAGAAGACCACCATCACGCTTCCCTACAAGCCAACCGGACCGGATGTCCGCGTGGTCACCCGGCAGGACAAGGTAGACGGATACACCCGTGGCCGTGTCTTCCCTGTGGAGAGCGTGACGGACTTCACCGTGGTGGCTACCGGTGACCTGACCGGCTACAAGTTCTACATCGGGCAGCGCATCTCGGCCATCCGCAGGGAGAGCAAGTTCTTCATGCGGTCCGACAAGGGGGCAGCTCCTCAGGACATCCTCTCAGTCAACCGGCTGTTCCTCACCATGGCGAACACTGGGTACACTCGTATCGAGGTCACCACGCCCAACCGTGGCACCAAGGTCTACGAAGCGCCTCTCCGCGTGATGGGCACACCTAGCGCCACGCTGGGTACCCCGGTGCCCCGCAACATGTCCCTCCAAGCAGAAGTAGGAGACCGAGCAGATAATGTCACAATCGACATCATCAACGATAGCTTCCTGCCGAGCTACTGGCAGTCCGCCGCATACGAGTACAGTGCAGTCGGGTGGGCAGGCCAGAAGTAGTTTCCGTGCCGTCCCCGCCTCGCGTGACCACATCGAAGACTTCCTGTCCCAAAAGGCGAGGCAAGAAGACATCGAGGAGTGGTTTGCAGGTGGGGGCGGCAGGACAATGGCCAGTATCCTCAGGACGCTCCCAGAGAGCCAGATGGAGACGATACGGGCATGCTTGAATTGGGAGGGCCGTTGTGTGGCCCTCTGGGGTTACTACCCGGACCATGATGTTCCCGAGTGGGGACAGCTCTGGCTGGTTGCCACCGAGGAGGCCAGCAAGTGGGGCTCCCGTATTCAGCGGATGTGGCCCACCGAGATAGCGCGGATACAGGAGAAGTTCTCCATCCTAGTCGCGGTCTCCTACGCCAGCAACATCCTGCACCACACATGGCTGCACCATCTGGGGTTTGACTACATCCAGACCGTGGCTGTGGGTCACTTCCCCTTCCTCATGTTCGCTAGGAGATCACCCTAATGTGCAATCCAATGGCATTGGGCCTCCTGTCCTTCGGGGTGGGGGCGGCTCAGGCCGTAGTCCAATACTCTGCGCAGCGCAAGATGGCATCCCAGAATGCTACCAGCGCTGAGAAGAGCTGGAAGATCAACCAAGAGCAGATCACCCGGCGCGAGCTTCAGGAGGCCGATGCGCTTGCCCAGAAGCAACGCGAGCAGAACCTAGCTGAGGCTGAGGCCCAGTCTGAGACCGCCGTGTCCGCTGCTGCTGCTGGCATCTCGGGCATCTCGGTGGACAACCTCATGGCAGACGTATCGCGCCGTGCGGCCACCAACAGGCAGACCGCTCAGGACAACACGGACATGCTGGTCTCCCAGCTCAAGCTCCAGCGCAAGGGCGTCAATGCTCAGGCCCAGAGCCAGATCAACTCGGTAGCCTCGCCGTCCCCGCTGAGCCTCATAGCCGGTATCGGCAGTGCAGGTGTCTCAGGCTTCAACAGCTACGTAGGCGCAAAGAACAGGATGACCTGATATGGCCCCCAGAGCCCAAGTAGACCGCATCCAGCGGACCGAGCAGTTACGGCCTGCTGCTGAGCAGGTGGATACCTATGTGCGCCCAGCACGCTCCCCGCTGCTTGACGTGGCGGATGCTCTGGGCCAGTTCGATAGTGGTCTGAAATCCTTCATCGACCAGCGGGACAAGAAGGCCGAAGAGGACGCAGACATCAAGGGCCGCGCAAGGGCCTTCAGCGATACAGATGGCGAGTTCGCCACCCTCGTGGACAGCGGGAAAATCCCAGCGCAGTACAGCCCGTTCTACGTCAAGGGTTTCCAGAAGGGCCGTGGCGAACGCATGGCTTCGTCCCTCAAGGCCGACTGGCAGGACTATTGGGACAAGTCCACGTGGAAGGACAGCGAGGACCCTGATGCCTTCGACAAGGGCTTCCAGCAGTGGGCCAAATCCAAGGTACCTGCTGATGCCTCGCCGGACCTGCTCCGTGGTCTCATGCCGGGGCTGGAAGCTATCCAGTCCGGGGCCAACGACCAGTTCACCGAGTACCGCCACAACAAACTCGTAGGGGACAACCTTGCGACCGGAGCGGCGAACGGTCTGGATACCGTAACTGAAGGCCTCAATGCGGGCTCAGCGCTTCCTGAGGGGGCGGACTATCCGAAGATATTCTCCGGGGTCAACGAGAAGTTTGCCGCCACGGTGGCGAACGGCGATCCGGGGCAGAAGGCAGAGGGCGTCTTCATCGATGCCATGTCCGCCAAGATCATCGCCTCGGGGGATGCAGACCTCCTCAAGTGGTTTGACACCAAGGTACCCGGCAAGGACTACACGTGGCGGCAGACCGTCAAGGGCATCGAGACGGCAAACCAGACGGAAGCCTCACTGGCCAGCTCTGCGAACTCCCAGCAGGTCCGCTTGGACAAGGAGGACACCGAGCGGCGCAAGATGCTGAAGGACCAAGCCGAGACTGGGCTCATCGACGCTCTCATCAAGGACCCTCGTGCCCCCTTCGATCCGAAGCTGGTTGAGCAGGCCCAGAAGAATGGCAACCCGCGCATCCTCGTGGATATGACCTCATGGCGCGACTCGGTGCTCAAGGGCATCCCGAGCAATCCGGCTGACATCCAAGGCTTCTACTCGAAGATCATCTCCGGGGAGCAGGAGCCGAATGCGGCCCTGAAGGATGCGCTGGCCCACGGTATCTTCACCAAGCCAGAGGACATGACGGCGGCTTCCAACTTCGTGCAGAGCTTCAAGACCCACCAAGCGGTCATCGAGAAGACCATGGATAGCTCCCAATACAAGAGCTACATGGAGGCCATCCGGGTCCGCACCATCGGCAAGGACGTTACGCTCAATCCCATCGCCGGGGTGAGCAACGAGGGCTTCGAGGCCCAGTCCGACTTCCGGCAGTTGGCCGCACGGTTCCTCATAGATCACCCCAATGCCACCCCTCAGGAAATCCAGAACGAGCTTGACCGCATCGGCAAGCAAACGCTGGACCGCATCACGCAACCTGATGACCCCACAGCAGTCGGGGAGTATGAGCGTCCAGCCGACATGACGTTCCCCTCTACGTTCGACCCTTCCAAGGGTGGACAGCAGCAGGAGGACCCGGACAAGGACGTACACGACTGGGAGAAGGCCAATCAGGTAGGCCCTGAGGACAAGAAGGCCTTCGAGGACCAAGCTGTGAAGAACGGCATGTCCTACGAGGAGTATGTCCGCAAGCAGATGGGCGGGAAGGCCAAAGGCGCTACGGCCCCCGATGGTACACCAATCGACAAGATGAGCTACACTCCCGGTGAGGAGCGCGATACGGACCTCGGTGAGGGGGATGAAACCATCCCGGTTACCAAGGAGCAGGCCGAGGGCTGGATTGATGAGGCGTTCGGTGCAGCCGGTGCGTCCTCTACCAGTGAGCTTGATCACTCCTCCCAGACAGGAGCCATGCTGGGTCTCATCCGCCATGCGGAAGCCGGGGGTAGCTACAACGCTGTATTCGGCAATCCCCACAACAAGAAGGACCTCGGCCAGTTCACGCTGGATGACATCCTCGGGTTTCAGCGTGACGCCCGCAAGAGGGGTGCTAAGTCCACGGCTATCGGGGGTTACCAATTTATCTACAAGACCCTTCGTGGCCTCAAGCAGTCCGAAGGCCTCACGGGTAGCGAGAAGTTCACCCCAGAGCTACAGGACCAGCTCGGGGTCGCATTGCTCAACCGGCGAGGGCTCCAAGCCTACCGTGCTGGGAAGATCAGCAAGGCCACCTTCGCGCTCTCCCTGAGCCAAGAGTGGGCGGGTCTCCCCAATCCCAACACAGGCCGGTCCTTCTATGACGGCGATGGGCTCAACGCCTCGCAGGTGAAGACCTCTAAGGTTTACGCAGCGCTAGGCATGCCGGTCACCGAGGTGAGCTACCAGCCTCAGGCGGCTACGGAGTTCTCCGCTGCTACCCCCGCACGGGACCCCTACGCCAACATCCCGGACAGCGACGAGAGTGGCAATGCGGGCCAGCGGGAGAAGTTCCGCCAATGGAACCCTGACCCCGTGGGCAACAACGAGCTGAACCTCGCCGAGATTGACCCATCGCTCGCCAATGTCTACCGCAAGGCTCAGGCCTCTCTGCCTTTCCAGATCGTGGTAGGGCAGGGCAAGCGGACCACGGAGCAACAGTCCAAGGCCCGCAAGTGGGGCTGGTCCAAGACGGACAAGTCGGACCACCTCACGGGCAGCGCAGCGGACATCTGGGCCATAGACGAGAACGGTGCTGTCACCTTCGATAGCGCCAAGCAGACGCAGGTAGTCCTAGCCATGAAGCAAGCCGCCAAGGAACTTGGTGTGGAGCTTGATGCTGGGGCCGACTGGAAGAAGTTCAAGGACGCCCCGCACTTCGCAGTGAAGGGCATCAAGACCTAACGCGCACACCGAGGAACACGATGGACCCCAAGTACAGAGACGCAATCCTATCCGGGACAGCAACGCCCGACATGGCGGCTAAGCCCCAAGCAGAAGCCCCAGCAGAGCAGGATGCCCAACTCGACTTGGGGTCCCTGATGGGCAGCATTCAGGCTGGCCTCCAGTCCGATACGCCCGCCGAGATGTCCCTGCCTGAAGCGGTAGGCGTCGGCAACATCATGTCTCCCGGCATCACGTCCGGCGATGTGAAGGGCCCACAGGAGCAGGTGCAGGGGATGACCCCCGAGCAGCGCACAGCGGCCTCCGTAGGGGGTGGTGGTGCTGCCGTGGCGGGTGGCCTGAAGTCGGTCTTCGAGACCAAGGACTTCCTCTTCGGTGATACCGCCGATGACAAGCGCTCTGAGTTCCGCAAGTCGGTAGAGGGCTATGATGCTGCTGCCAAGGAGGA